CATTAAACGTTGGAAGGCTAAGGGTGAAGACGAGTTTAGAAAGCGTGCTTTAGGTGAGCTTGTTACTGATAGCGTGTTAATGTATCCCAATTTTTCAAAGGATGTGCATAACGCAATTAAATTCGATGAGCCGAGAAATAAAGTTCAAGAATACCTCACTAAAAATAACGGTCAACCAGGCGAAAACTGGTGCAAATACATGGTCGTTGACCCGGGTCACAGTGTTTGCGCTGTTACTTTCTTGGCCGTGCCCCCTCCTACTATGGGCAGGCATGTTGTATGTTACGACGAGCTTTATATACACAACTGTACGGCAGCGAAATTTGGTGATATGGTAGCCCAGAAAGTCCAGCAGCATAAAGGGCAGTTTGAGGCTTTTATTATTGATGCTCACGGTGGTAGGATTCGTGAAATAGGTAGCGGTGTTTTGCCTAGAGTCCAGTATTCTAAACAGCTAGAACGCCACAATGTAAAAAGCATTACTACAGGCCATGGATTCCTTAGTGGTAGCGATGATGTTCCTGGTCGTGAAATGAAGCTGCGAAGCTGGATTAATATTAATGAAAAAGGCACAACCGAGTTATTAGTGGTAACTGCTAGATGCCCTAATTTATGCAGGGAATTTAATAGGTTTAAGAAAAAGTTTGCAAATGGTTATGTCACTGATGTTGGGAACAGAAGATCTAATTGTCATGCAATAGAAACCCTAGAATATGCTGCTGCACATGGGTTAAAATATGTTAAGCCTAAGCAGAAACGCGTTGTGCGTGGTATAGTAGGAGAAATAATGAGAGGTCGCAGTATGCGATCAGCCCAAAGAGCTGCCAAAGGTAAAGGACCTGGCAACAAAACAATAACCCTTGGACCCCGTGGAGAATAATTATGGCTACAGAAGCCCCTGAAAAAACACCTAATCAATTAGCTGCTGAATTTGTAATGCCTGAAGTTCAATTAGGAACGGCAGTATTCTATTACCCAAATCATGTAACGACTCACCCCCACCTTGCTTGGATAGTTAGAATTGGTAGAACCGGAAAAAATTTAGTTTTAAGAACAGCTGAAAGAATGGTTCATGATTCTGTAAAGCATGTAGATGACCCTCGGTTGGACTGGAATGTAGATCATAGAGAAGCAGGTTCTTGGGATTTTACCGACGAGTGGAAGCGGATAGAAAAAGAGCGTGAGCTTACAAATGCTAGATTAGATGCGTTAGAGCATCAAGCAACTAAAAAAGTTACGCCTCAAAAGAAAACAAAAAGCAGCTCTTAGGGATTCCCTAAAGGAAAGATAAATGGCTGATTACAGCGAAAACGACCATCCGTTTAAGCCCGTAGTGGATCAATGGATGGAGAAAATCAAAAAGGCCAAGAAGCAAAAGAAAGAACGCTTCGGGAAATACGCTGATGAAGCCATGCAGTTTTTTGATGGCTCACATGACTTTATGTGGAAAGGGGAATACGCTAAAAAATCTGGCGGCTTCCTTGATAAGAATGTAGAAGGTGCACTACCTACCTTCCGCATGACGGTGAATAGAGTATTTGAGGCCGTGGCCCTCTTCGGCCCAGTGCTCTACCACCGTAATCCTGTGTGTAATGTCGAGCCAAGAATTACGCCTGCAATAGACCCAATGCTTTTAGGTGTAAATCCTGAAGACGAACAGCAGGTTGAACAGGCCAGGCAAATTGTTTATGACCACGACGCTGAAAACGATCGTAAAAGAAGCTACGCAAAACTAAAAGAACATTACCTTAATTGGTTACAGCAAACGTGCGACAAGAAGTCGCACGCTAGAATGGCCATTAATGAAGCTATTATTAAGGGTATGAGCTTCTTGTGGACTGAGTTGCACCAACAACCTGGCTCTACTATGAGTATGCCTCGTAGTACATACGTTTCTGTAGACGATATAGTTCTTGACCCTGATGCTCAGTATTGGGATGACGTGCAATGGGTAGCGAGAAGGTGTGTTCACCCTCGTTGGAAAGTAGAAAGAGAATATGGTTTAGAAGGCCAGCTAAAAGGCAACAAATCTTCTCTAAATAAGCAGGCTGAAAAGTCTAATAGAAGTACAAGAGAAGGATCCGAGTCTAAAAAGCGAGGCGACTCTCTTGATTTAGTTGAATACTGGCAGGTTTACTCTAAAACAGGCTTCGGTACTAGGCTTAAGAAGACAGGCGTAGTTAAGGACGTTAAGGAAAAGTTTGATTTTGAGCAATTTGGCGACTTTTGTTTCATTGCTGTAAGCGAAGACATTCCCTTCCCATTGAACATGCCGCCTATGGCACTAGCCGAAGAAGAAGAATCACTGTTTTTACGCTCTCAGTGGCCTATTCCTTTCTGGACAGATGGAGGGTGGCCGTTTAGTAAGCTGCACTTCTACGAAAAGCCAAAAGAAGTGTGGCCGATCTCTCTTATTAAGCCCGCCATTGGTGAACTCCGGTTCGTCAACTGGTGTATGTCCTTCCTTGCAGACAAAGTAGCCGCATCTTCGACTACTTATGTGGCAATAGCTAAGGCCGCTGGTGCTGAGATCCAAGATCAAATTAAATCTGGTGTTGGGCCATACACACACATTGAAGTATCTGAAATTTTTGGCCGTAGTGTCAACGATGTAGTGTCCTTTTTAGACGCACCTAGCTTTAACGTAGACATATGGAGAATGGTGTCCGAAGTTTTGGACATGATTGACAAAAGAACGGGCTTAACGGAGCTTCTGTACGGCCTATCGGGTAGCACCCAGATTAGATCGGCTACTGAAGCGGATGTTCGCAACCAAAACGTGTCAGTTAGACCGGACGACATGGCGTCGCGGGTTGAAGACTGGTTAAGTCACTGTGCAGGGCGTGAAATGCTTGCAGCAGAGTGGAGTTTAGGGGCTCAAGACGTAATTCATGTTCTTGGCGAAGTTGGTTCTTTAGTATGGGAACAACAAATCCAACAACAGGAGTTTGAACGCTCTGTTAGGGACTTTGACTACCGTATTGAAGCAGGTTCTGCACGCAAGCCGAACAAAACAAACAAGATACGCCAGCTTAACGACTTTGCACAGATAGCTTTCCCTATGATGCAAGAATTTGTAGGGATGGGTATCGACGGTCCATACAATGCGTTTATGCGGGACTGGGCAAAAGCTAATGAGATGGATGTTGACCCTTATTTGATTGATATGGCAAAGATCAAAGAAGAGGAAGCGGCTCAAGAGCAGCAACAAGGTGAAGATCCAGAAGCACAGGCTCAGCAGCAGTATCAGCAGATGCAAATGCAAATGGAACAGCAGAAGATGCAGGTCGAGCAACAAAAAGCTCAGATGGAAATGCAGAAACTGCAAATGGAAATGCAGATTAAACAACAAGAGGCTCAAGTTAAGCAGCAAGACACTCAAGTTAGGCAACAAGAGCTTGCCGCTAAGGGAATGGCTGCTCAAGAGTCTCTTCGAGTTGAGGTGCAACGTGCCCAGATGGAGCAGCAGCAACGCACGCAAGAGCTTCAGCAGGACGCATCAAAACACCGCATGGAAATGGATCAAATCAAGGAAAAGAACCAGCTTGAGCTTAAGTTCATGAGGGAAAAAAATAGAGCCCAAAAGGAACAAAATAAAGCTAGGGCATCAGAACGTAAGAAAGACTAGAATATGAGTAAGCACCCAGATTACGAACGTTATCGCAAGCAGTGCGAAGAAGCCGGTAGGGTAGATTTCTACGAACATCTAATATCTGAAGGAAATAACCCTGGCTTTGCTGCTATGCTTGCAATGCAACAACCTCCCGGATCTAAGGGTACGGAACGTGCCTTTTTGCAGGGACAACACCATTGGGCTGACGATATACATGTTGAAGGAGCTTCATCGACAAGCCAAAAAAGCTGGCATATCTACCCAAGGTAAAAAGTATATAGGTGGGATAGGCAGGCCTACAGACCCAATGGCTTGGATATCCACACAAGATGATGTATTAACAGCACTTAAAGCTAAAGGCCTTAGTGCTGTTGGTGGCGTTAATTACCAAGCACCCGAACAGGAGTTTAAGAAAAGTAAACGTATGGCCGATGATGTCGTTCATCGCTTTATGTCAGAAGAACTCCAGAAAAACCCAGAACTCGCAAAGAAGGTAAAGAAAAGCCCGAAGGCTTTGAAAAACTTAAAAGAAAAAGTTATTAACAAACATTCCAAGGGTAAAAAGTAATGCCTAATCCATTCTCGAATCAATATCACGGTAATCCTCAAATGGGGCCTGACGGGGTGCTTCGTTATCCAGATGGAAGTTTTGCAAATCCTGATGGCAGTATCTACAATCCGTCCGGAGAAACAACGGTTAGCCCTTTAGGTAGCGGTACGGCTGGCATGACTTCGCCGACTATGGAATCCTTAGCAAACAGCACCGACCCCAGGTTTAAAGGTGTTTACAGCAATGGAGGTCAGGTAGATCCTAACCGACCACCACAAAGCCCATTTGGATCTTCT